AAACAACCTTTTTCATTTACAGAATTTACTAATTGTGGTATATTTATTTTTCTAAAAGGTTTACCGAATAAGGCAAATGTAATTGAATCCAAAAAAGCAAACGATTTGCAACTTCCATTATTTCCACAGATTAAAGTATTGTTATTTTTATTGAGTATGATTTCTGTAACATTATTCCCAAACGATCCAAAGTTTTTGAATCTTACTTTTTCAAAAATAATCATATTTTTAAACTTTCCATGTATAGATCTTTTATTAAAGTTTTTAATCTTACTTTATCTAAGTCGCGTTCAATTGCATCAATTTCTCTTGCAATGATGCTCATTGTATCCTCTCCTTCATCAAATTCAACTGTTGTTGATTTTTCAAGAGGATCTTCTATAACAGAAATATCTTGCACACCCTTATCCCAAAGAGCATCTATAAATTTGTCAAAAATATTTTGTTTTGATTTATTTCTTACAGTTATTCGAACAAATCCACCTTTAAGGGTTGTTTCGTTTATAAATTTTGCGATACGCTTAATTTCATCCGATGAAGAATCATCATAAACAAAAATATGAAATATATTATTAGTATTCTCAATAAATTCCATTTCATCCGTTTGTATATCATAAACGTGAAATCCTTTAGTTGAATGAACATCTGAAAAGTTCATTTGATATTGAGTTCCAAGATAATAAATATTACCTTCAGATTGCTTTATGTGAAAATGCCCAGACAATACCCGATCAAATCTAGAAAAAACAGATATGTTAAATCCACCTTGATGTTTTACTCCTGGAATTACTTGAAACCCAACAATTTCAAAATGTCCACCTATCATTCTACATGGACACGTTTTAACATAGTTAAGAACGTCTTCTTCATTTTCCTTAGTAACCCACGGAATAAGACCAAAACAAAAATTGTCAAAAATTAAAGTAGTTGGATTTTCATATATTTTTATATGATTATATTTTTCACCCAGTATTTCCTTCAATGAATTTAAAGAATTAGTATTCTTGTAATAAGTATCATGGTTTCCTATGGTGATATGAATAGTTATTCCTAAGTTTTCAAAAATTTCAATTACATTTTTTCTAACTTGAGATAATGTATTAAAATTAATATATTTTCTTCTATCGAAGAAATCTCCGAGATGTATTACATTTTTAATATTATTTTTGATTAAATATGGTATAAATTGTTTTTCAAAAAATGATAATGCGTTTTCTAGAAAAAAAGGTGAATCATTTCGACAACCAAAATGGGTATCACATATAAATGCTATTTTCACTTACGCTTCCTTCTTTTTTTATTTTTCTTTTTTGGTTCTAATTTATCTACATCAGTTTCACTTAAAGAAAAATGTTTTTGCAAAAATTCAGAATACGTTCCAGCGTCTGATTCTTTTTTCATCCATTCTATAAATTTACCATCAACATCTTTCATTTGAAGGCATTTATATTTAATAAACGATTGTTTCTTTTCTTTTTCAATTCTACGAAGAAACGCATAATAAATTATTTGAGTAAAATATGAAAATGGATTTGAAGACTTACTAGGATCAAAATTATGTGCGTAAAGTATACAATTTTCTACACCGTCACCAATCATGTCTTCTCTAAATGGGTAGTTTATAAAATTAGGTCTGTGTGACAAATGCTCTGCAATCTTAAGAAAGGATTCCGCAATGTAATCAGTTACGGGTGGACGTTTTTCTCCACAGTTTTCTGCTTCCTTCACTAATTTTTTCCACTCAACCATTGATTTACAAAATTTGACATTATCTATGTAATGTCTTAAACTTTTAACTTCGTCTTCTATTATTTCTTCATCTTTTTCTTTCATGTGTTTCCTCGTCGTTGCCAAAGTATAGCACGTTTATAAACACTTTCAAGTGATTTAAAACATTTTTATAAAAACTATAAATTAGAGCTTGACAAGTTCTTAACATCTTGTGTATAATTTCTGTGTGGGAATAAGAAGAAAGATTCTAAAGTAAGCTATTATTACTTATAGTCGTCAGAGTTTGGATCTGGGTTCCAATCACTAAACTTATCACCAAAATCTTTTCTGGTTTGTTCATCTCCAGTAAATCGATTTCTTTTCTTAATCTCATCAACCATATCAAGTAAAACCTGTGGTTTAATTACTCCAGCAGTAATTAAATTCATAATTGCTTCTGCTGGTATATACATTTGCATCATAATCATATGTCGATCAAGTTCATTTTCATCAGTCATATCTGGTGGTAAATAATTATTTTTTGATTTTCTTTTTGCCTTTTTCGAAGATTTTCTTTTCGATGGCGGTGGTTCATCTACTAGTGATGATGAAGAATTCATTAATTCTTCTAAAAACGAAGCAAATGCTTGATTATTGAATTCTTCATCAATTGTTTTTCTGACATCTGATTTTAATTCATTTTTATCAAATTGATAACTTTCCATTTGATATAATTTTACAGTTTCTTCATTTGGAATAGATTTAAATGCAATGTGGTCCGCTGGTATGAGTACATTTTTTTCATCTGTATTCATCAACCAATCCTGAAGAGTCGTAACATCAAACGGTCTTCCAGTAGAATCCAGACTAGAAATTGTTTTAAAAACCATTGGTTGAAAAACTTTTATGTTTAATTCTGTTTCTTCAAGAACCTGACATGCTATTTCTTCACCACTTCTAAGTTTAAGAATTGTTAAATTCATAGATCAATCTCCTAACTTAATTTTCGTCTTCTTGAATGTAAACTCTTCATTAGTATATATGGTTGTTCTTTCGTCCATATGTCGAAGAGCATGGTTACGATACTTTCCCCAACTGAGGTCATCTCCTAAGTCGAAGACAGTAACTTTGCTTTTTGTATCAGACTTTCTAAGTCCTCTTCCTATTGATTGTAAAACACGAACGACAGATTTGGAAGGAGAAGCAAATATAATGGCATGTATGTTTTTAATATTGATACCCGTACTACATGTGCCATAAGATGCTACTAATACACTATTGTTATGTTTATCAACAATTTTTCTTATTTGTTCTCTGTCTTCAATTTCTGTTTTTCCACATATAAGAAACGTTTCTTTTTTCTTTTCTTTCGAAATATCTTGATAAAGAGGAATACCATGCTTATCAACATAATTAAATAAAACAAGAACATTACCTGTAATATTGTTTGCAAGGTTTTTGATAAACTTGTTTCTTTTATCATTTAATACCAACCATTCTATTTCTTCTTGATATTTTGCTCTCTTAATTTGTTTAACATCATTCTCTGAATACTTTAATATCAAACAATTAATATCCAGTTGTGCCAAAACATCTTTATCAATTAGTTCCTTGGTTGATGTGACTTGAAATACAGAACCAAATAACCCCTCAAGAACAAGTTTGTGAACTTGCGTTCCATCAAGTGTGCCTGTTGTTCCTATACGATACTGGCATGTTTTTAACTTTGTCATTATCTTTACGAGTGATTTTGCTTTAAATAAATGAGATTCATCACCAATAATAGCATCAAATTGTTTGAAATACTCTTCATTCTGAGTGTACAAACTCTGCCAGGTTGATATTATCACTCTTTTATTTGTTTGTTTTTCTTGTCCACCGTAAACCAGATGAATGTGATCTGATATCTTTTTTGTATTAGCATAGTCTTGAAAATCTGAATTTAATTGTGTTACAAGACCAGTTGTAGGTACAACAATCAATATTTTTTTCTCAGTTCGTTTCAATAACTCCAACATCATGAAGTATATGATAAGACTCTTGCCGCTTCCTGTTGGTGATATAAGCAATGCTCTACGATTTGCTATGGCTCTAGGAAAATCTATAGGTGTTGTATCTTTAATTAAAGAGTTTTCATATGACACCTTATATCCACGGTCTTCTGCGAACTTGAACACATATGGAAGAAGACCAGCATATATTTTATTTGTCAATATATTAAATAAACGTATCTTACCATCCCATCGTTTCTTTCGAAATGCTGGATTATACTGTGAGTTTGGAACATTGAATGTGAAGAAAGAAGATAACTCCTTTGCTACACTTTTTTCACAGTCTAGTTGTATATAAACAGAATCGATGGGTTTTATGTGTATCATAGACCCTGTGAGAATTTAATCCATTCGATTGATGATCTTATATTACAAATTTTATTTGAAATAATCTTAATAACAGATTCAACATAATTTACTTTTTCTTTTTGTAAAAAGACTTTATTTCCAAGATTGATAATATCAATATCGCTATCGATAAACCGATCAATATCTTGTTTAAGAATGTTAAGGTCAAATGGTTCCCAACCTTTTTGTTTTAGTTCTTCTTGAGATAATTTACCAGAATAATATAACCACTTATCTCTTCGAAGAATCTTTAATTTAGAATCAAACGATTCTAACACTAATTTTTCATCCATTAAAATACACAGATATTTGTTGTGTATTTGTGGAATTCTTGATGCTTCATCATCAAGATGATTTGTGTCAATAACGGTGTCTATTTCTGCTTGTGCTTTTATTTGTTCGATGTTCATAATAAAAATTATATAATATCAGGGGTTTGAAGTCAATACATCAACTTCATAATGTGTATATGCAAATGTAGCAGTTGCTATAATTGGATCTGTGTCTGGTAGTGAAGAATCAAAATCTACACTACTTACAAATGTGGGATAAATGTTTTTATATTTGATTGTTATAATTGGACGATATGCACTGTTTAAAACCAAAAGATAAGCATTTGCTACTTTTTGATGTTCGTATAATGTTTCAGTATTTCTATTATATGAAAGACCAATATCTTTGATCCAATTATGAATTTCCAACCAATTTTTCATATTTTCGTCAACAGCAAACCCTATTTGTAGGTCTTCATAAACATATGAAGTTCCAGGTCTTCTTATTGAAACACCAGTTGGGTTTGATTGTACTGTTGTCCCAAAACTTAATGATGGTATATTTGCTCGTTGGCAAAAATATGTAAGCGTTGGACAACGAGTTAAAATAAATCTAAACTTATTATTTGTTAGATTATTATGTGTCGTTGGTTGGAAAAAGTTTTCAAATAATGCATCACCAGGCAAATCGCGAATGATGCTATCTGGTACATTTTGGATTATGATCTGATCCAAGTTGTTTGGCATATTAGTATTTATAAAAGAAAACCCAGGGGTATTTCACCCTGGGTTCTCGGTTTAGTTATTTCGATCTATCAGGCGGTGTTGCCGTGGAGATTTGTAACTGCGAAGAGGCGGTAGTAAGCATTTGTGCTTGCTTGTAAACCATCATCGTTTGAAGCGGAGAAGGTTGAATTTCTTCCACCAGCAAATGGATTGGCAACTAGACCGTAACGAGTCTTGAATCCAATCTTGGGTTGGAAGGTATCCTGACCGACTGCTCTGACCATTTGTAGTGGAACGTATGGGCAGTAGAAGAATCCTGCGTCATATGGTGATGTTCCCTTGTAACCAACGGTGACGAAGTTAACGTTGTTGGCAACGAATGGATCGATATAAACCTTGAACTTATTGTTGAGTACACCAGCGAAGACATTACCAGTATCATCTACTTGCATGTCTACATTGAGTGCTGGTGAGAGATTGAGGAATCCACCCATTGCGAGTGCTGAAGCAACGTCAGCGGAGCATACGATGAAATTACCCTTTCCTCTACGAGTATCCTTAGCAATTTGATTTGCTTCGCGTTCAATTTGGAACATAAGTCCACGGAAGCGTTCTGCTGACCAACGACCGTCTGAGTCATTGACGAGATCGTATACACCACCAACACCGCCACCAACTGCTCCTGCGAGATCAGCATTTTGGCAACCAGTCTTAGCAACATAATACATTGCTCTGAGAATTTCGCGGTTAATTTCGTTCATGATTTCAACCGAGAGAATATTAGCAAGTTCTGCTTCAGCATCAAGACCGTGAACAGCACGAAGATCTTGTGCAAGTTCGGTTGTATATTCTGCCTTGAGAGCGCGTGAGCGTGCTTGTACTGCGACTCTTTCAATACTGAATGCCATTTCACGGAAATCTGATGTTGCTGTATTTGCACCAAGAGATTCTGCGGTTGTTGTTAACATTCCGCGGAATTGTGAGAATGTATCAAGGCGTGTAATGTATGTAACACCATTACCCATTGCTCCTGTGGTGAATACACCAGCAGATGAACCAGTTAAAAGAACTCCGTAGTTTTGTCCACCAGGACCAGATGCACCACAAACACCAGAGAACTTAGCCCATGGTTCATCAAAGAGTGCTTCGGTTCCGAGCGTATAACCAGAAGAATCGTTTCCGTAACGAGCGCGCATTGCAAAGATAAGTCCAGTTGGAGCACTCATTGGTTGAACGCCAGCGATGTCATATGCTACGACGTTTGGCATTGCGCGGCGAACAAGTGAGATGAGGACTGGATCATAACCAGCAAAGTTTCCTGCTGCACCAACTTGACCAGTGGTGAAATTACCACCGATGCCGATTGGTCCCATTGTATTTTCAAAGAGGTTTCCTGATGCTCTTTCTTCTGCCATTGCCCTCACTTGATTTTCAA